ATGGGCACCAAGGCCAGCGTGATGGGGCATGGCATCCTCTCGGCCATGGAAACGCCCATCAAAGCCTTCGCCAGTCTGGACGAGGCCAGCACCAACTTGCGCGTGGCCATGATGGACAACCTGGGCCAGATCCCGCCCCAGTTCGAGGAAATCAACCGCCAGGCCATCGAACTGGGCAACGTGTTGCCCGGCACCACGGCCGACTTTGTCGACTCGGCCCGGGCGCTGATCGAAAACGGCACCGCCCTGGAGACCGTGGTGGGCGGCGGCCTCAAGGCGGCATCTTACCTGGGCGTCATCCTCAAACTTCCCCAGGCCGGGGCGGCCGAGATGGTGGCCAAGTTCCGCGAAGCGTTCGGATTGGCGGAAAACGAATTGGTCAAGATGGCCGATCTCACACAGCGGGCCAAGTTCGCCTTCGGTCTGGGCCCCGAAGAAATCAAATACGCCGCCCAGTATGCCGGGGCCACCCTCAACAACCTGAAGCTGACCGGCATCGAAAACACCAAGATGTTTTTGGCCATGCAGGGCATTGCCCGCCAGAAGGGTATGGAGGGTTCGGTGTTCGGCACCAATTTCTCGTCCATGCTTAACAACATCGGCCAGATGGAACAGAAGCTGGGCAAGAATTCCAAAGTCATGAAGGAGATCAATGCTGATTTGCGCCATGCCGGGATCAGTATGCAGTTCTTTGACAGTGCCGGCCATTTCGTGGGTCTGGAAAAGATGGTTGGCGAGCTGGAGAAGCTCAAGGTCCTGACCGAGCAGGAAAAGCTCAATGTCATGAATAAGCTTTTCGGTTCCGAGGGGGGGCGGGTCGCATCAATGCTGTCCGAGGCCGGCGTGTCCGGTCTCCACCGGGCCATGGATACCATGGCCCGGCAAGCCGACCTCATGCAGCGCATTGAGGAGACCAACAAGTCCGCGCGCAACACCTGGGAGGCGCTCACCGGCACCATCGAAAATTTCTGGGCGGCCGTGGGTGGTCCCGTGGTCACAGCGCTCTATCCACTCATCCACGCGGCCAACGATTTCGTGGGTGGTCCGCTCATGGACTGGGTGGCCGCAAATCAGGATTTGGTCAAATGGCTTGGCCTTGGAGCCCTGGCTGTGGGTGTTTTTCTGGTGGCTCTGGGCGGGCTGGGCATCGTGGCCGGGGCGGTCGCCAGCGGTTTGTCGGTACTGCTCGGAGTGGTTGCCGCCATCGTCTCGCCCATTGGCATTGCCGTGGCCGGGATTGCCGCCGGTGCCGCACTCATCATCCAGCATTGGGGCAAGATCAGCGCGTTCTTTCGGGGCGTTTGGCAAGGGATATCAGCCGGGCTGGCCCCGCTCAAGTCCATCGGCAGCCAAGTTGCTGGCTGGTTTGCTCCCATCCTTGCTCTGGGACGGGCCGCCTACAACTTTTTCCTTCGGCCCTGGGTGGATGCCATCAGCCAGCTCATCAGTTGGTTCGGCCGCTTGATTGCGCCCATAACCCAGACCGAGACGGCGGCCCAAGCCTTTGGCTACCGCGTCGGCCGAGGCATCGCCGAAGCCATCAAGTTTGTGGCGCAACTGGCGCAAGCCTTTTTCGACCTGCCGGCCAAGCTTTATAATGCAGGCGTTGGCATGATCGACCAGCTCCTCGCCGGTATCAAATCTGCCGCCGGCCGACTCTATGCCGGCGTTGCCGAGGTCGCCGCCAAGGTCCGATCCTACTGGCCGTTTTCGCCGGCCAAGGAAGGCCCCTTGCGGGACCTCAACCGCGTCCGGATCATCGAAACCATTGCCGAGTCCGTGCATCCCGCGTCCCTGGTCAACGCCATGCGCGCGGCGGCCACTGCCGGTATGTTGGCCCTGGCGCCGCTCACCTCGCCGGCCATGGCCTCGTTGTCCTCGCCGGCCATGGTCGCCTCCGCCCACGCCTCCGCAACGCCGCGCCCGGCCCTTGCCGCCGCTCCGGCCCATGGTGGAGGCGGTGGCGCCGTCACCGTCCACTTCGCGCCCCAGATCACCATCCAAGGCACCGGTACGGCCAAGGACGACCTCATAGCCGCCCTCAAGGAGCGCCAATATGAGCTGGTGCGCCTCATTGAAGAGGCCATGGCCCGCAACGCCCGGAGGCAATACTGATGTGGGCGTTGCTGGGTGATCTCTGGTTTGACTTGTTGTTGGCCCCGGAGACGGCCGATCTGTCCACGCGGCACGATTACGCCGTCCACCCCGTGATCGAGGGGAAGCCCAAAGTACAATGGACCGGCGACGAACTGGACGAGCGCAATTGGACCATCCGGCTGCACTCTGTGTTTTGCGACCCGGACACGGTCATGTACGACCTGCGCGCCATCGCCGCCGAGCACACGGCCTTGCCCCTGTCCCTCGGCACCGGGCAGTACCTCGGCCGGTACACCATCGTCGAGATCCGCGAGCAGACGCTCGTCACCGACCAGTACGGCGGCACCATTTCGCAGACCGCCGAACTGCGGCTGCGCGAGTGGGTGGGCACGGACGTCCAGGAGACAGGCGAGGCAGTCGTGGCCGAGGATGATCCGGTCCCGGGCGCCATCCTTTGGGACGAGACGGCGGATGTGGACGCCGCCCTCGAAGTCGACACCGGGGAAGAGGTGTCGCGGACGACGTTGCTCCTGGCCCGCGCCGCCGAGCTGGGCGAACTGGGCCTTTCGGTGTTGGCGGATGTTGTGGACGCGGCTTACGGCCTGGCCGGCGCCGTCGGTCTGGGCGTGGCCGGACTGGCTGCCCTGGCCCAGACAGCGGCCGGCGTGGTGTCCGATGTCGCGACCATTGCCGCAGTGGTGGCCGACACCTTGGTCGCCTTGCCGGAGATCCCGGTGGTGGAGGCGGCCATGGCCGTGGCCCAGGCCGCCGGATCGGACGTGCTGGTGGCCGGCGTGGCCGCCCTGAGCCTGGCCCTGGACGGCGACCTGACCCGGGCCGGGGAGCTGATCGCCGACACGTCCGTCTGCGCGGTGATCGAGGCCCTGGGCGGCAACCTGCCCGTGTATGAGGCGATCCGGGATACGGCCGAGGCCTATGCCGCCGGGACTGATCCGCTGGTGGGCCTGCGCGCCCTGCTGAGGGTGGCATGAGCAGCCGGGCACTCCTCCACGTCACGGTTCAGGGGGACCGCTGGGACCTGCTCGCCTGGCGCTACTACCGCGACCCTCTGGCTTATGAGCAGATCATCGACGCCAATCCCGACGTGCCCATCGCGCCGGTCCTGCCCGGCGGCCTGCGACTCACCATTCCGGTGCTGACCACGGTCAACACCCTTTCGGAGGATCTCCCCCCATGGAAGCGCTAGCCGTGCGTACCCCGTGTTGGACCGTGGCCATGGCCGGAAAGGACGTCACGGCCGAAATCATGACCTATGTCCGCTCGGTCACCTATACGGACCACGCCCATGGTGCGTCCGACGAGATCGACCTGGTCCTGGAGGATTCGACTGGCGTGTGGCGCACGGACTGGTACCCGACCCAGGGGATGTCCGTGGTGGTGACCATGGGCTATGCCGGCGAGGAACTATTGCCCTGCGGTTCGTTCCAGATCGAGGAGGTCGAGATTTCCGGGCCCGAGGCGGTCATGCATATCCGGGCGCTCGCCTCCGGCATCACCGAGCCCCAGCGCACCAAGCGGTCCCAGGCCTACGAGGGCACCACGTTGCGGGGCATCGCCACGGCCGTGGCCCGGCGCCACCAGTTCACGGTGGTGGGCGAGATCGCCGACGTGTCCCTCAAGCGCATCACCCAGCACCAGGAGGGCGATCTCCAATTTTTGAAGCGCATCGCCGGCAACTATGGCTATGTGTTCTCCGTCAAGGGCGATCAGCTCGTGTTCAGTCAGTATGCAAAGCTGCGCACGGCCGATCCGGTATTGACCCTCAATCGCGTGGGCGACGTGAGCACCTACACCCTGCGGGACAAGACGCTCAAGGTCTACAAGGACGCGACCTGCGCATACGACGACCCCAAATCCAAGCAGTGCCTGACCCACACGGCCAAGGCCAAGGACGTGGAGTCCGGCGACACCTGCAAGGTCACCCGCCGTTGCGAAAACGCCGAGCAGGCCAAGTTGCAGTCCAAGGCCGCCCTGGAACAGGCCAACGATGGCAAGTTCGAGGGCACGCTCACCATGGAGGGCAACACCAGGCTGGTGGCCGGCAATACCGTAGCCCTGGCCGGGTTCGGGCATATGGACGGCACCTACCTGATCGACACCTCCCGCCACAGCATGGATAAGACATCGGGCTATCACACCGAGATTGATATCAAACGCGGCTACGAGGCCGAGGAGGACAGCGATGCTTAAATTCGGCGTCGTGTCCGCCACCGACCCGGCCACCTGCCGGGTGCGTGTCCGGTACCAAGATAACGAAGGCATCGATTCCTACTGGCTGGCCGTGACCCAGCGGCAGGCCTACGGCACCCGCGACTACCACATGCCCGAGGTCGGCGAGCAGGTGGCCTGCCTGATCGACGAGCACAACGAGGAGGGCGTGGTGCTGGGCGGCATCTATTCGGCCGCCGATCCCACCCCGGTGAGCAGCCAGGACAAGCGGCACGTGGCGTTCAAAGATGGGGCGCAGTTTGAATACGACGCGGCCAGCCACCGCGCCACCGTGTCCCTGCCGGGCGGCCAGGTCCGCCTCACCATCGGCGCGGACGGCGCGGTCGAGATCGGCGGCGCGGCCGTCATCGTGGTGCACGGCGACTGCGACATCGATTCGCGGTCGGTGTTGCGACTTCGGGCTCAGACGCGCATCGAAACCTATACGCCGGACTCGCGGTAGTACCCGTATTCGCCGGCAAGTCTCCCGTCGGATTGATCTCTAACGTAAGGCAAGGTGCAACATGTCCACAGCAGTCAATAATATTGGCGGTATCGTGAGTTTGAGTGGTATGACCACCACTCAAATAATGGATTTGCTGCGCAATTATATCCTGACGTATTTTGGCGAAAACATTGCAGTCCATGATCAAGTCTCGACGACACAGACTGTTTTTAAATGCCAAGTTTCGTCAAGAAGCATTCCATTTTATTTTTCTGTATCTGTATCTTCTGCCAATATCTCTATGTCATCTATATATAGATATTGGAATTCAACAACGCACTCAGGTAGTGGTATCATATCGTATTGGCAATCTGTGCCACTAAACTACTCAAAAATTTATGTCTTTGTGTCAAAAAATATTTTCTTCATGAGGAGCATCGGTGGGACCTACCAAACAACAGGGACCACCTGTGCTGGGATCATGTTGTCCATGCCGGCGCATTACCCGGATGTTGCTGCCTTGACCACGGCCGCTGTATCGAATGGCTATACGGTTGAGATCCCGGTTGATAATGTCGTCAATTTTGCTGTGGGCATGAAAGTGGCCGTGGCCGACAGCGGCGGAAATGGCTGGGGCTATCGCACCATTACTGCCATTGGATCAAATAGTCTGACTCTATCGGTATTGCCTATTGATTTGGCTGCTGGCAGTTCCGTTTGTGTACCGCCAAGCGTTTTATTTATAGCGCAAGGGAGTGTTTCGCGGGCAATAGACGAGCGGACATTGATTGCATCCAACGCGCCGGACTTATTGTCAACAAGCGTTCTACCACTTCTCAACCAAAGTGTATTTACAAAAGATACAATTATAGGGGATGTGTTTCTCAGCCCGATGTCTTGGTATTCAAGTTTTGGATCGGCTTATAATGACATAGATACCGCGTTTTGCTCTGGGCAGTATGTATCTGGAGATGCTTTCGTGGTCAAAAATATCGATGGATCTGCCCCTTTGTCTGGAACTGCAACAGACGGAAATGCGGTTGATCTGTTGGACACCACTCAATCTTGGACACCATCTGGACTGGTCGGCAAGTATATAGGCATTACTGGGGGCACGGATGATGAGAACTGCCGCAAAATTATTTCCAATACAGAGACAATCATTACGGTTGATACACCATTTCCAGCAGCGCTAACCGCGTCGTCGACCTATGTCATTGCTGACGTCATCTACCGCTATGTCCTTTTTGGGTCATCCATTGTCGCCATGAGAGAGTCCTGGTAATGGCGTACTCGATCGCATTACCGGATTTGCCGATCCAAATTGAGGATTTGGCATTGCTCCGGGCGGCCCTGCCTAACACGGTTGGGTGCCAGACCGCCGCACCAGAGATCCCCGTTGTCCTGGATGATGTGTTCGGTGTGGTGCCCACCATCCTGGCCTTTACGTCCGTGGCGATCGCCACTGTGCAGGCCAATCCCGGCCAGGTCGTCACCAAGGTCCCGGCCCGGCAGAGCAGCAAATCCTCCGGGGTCGACGTCACCACCATCACGGCGGCCGATTGGTCCCACAAGGTGGGCACCTATGGCGAGATCGTGCAGGGGCTAGAGGATATCGCCCAGTGCATCCGGATCATCCTGACCACGCCCAAGGGCTCGGTCCCGCATCGGCCGCAATTCGGCTGTGACGCCTGGCGCTACCTCGACCACCCGGAAACCCAGTCCCTGCCGCATGTCATCCGCGAGTGCACCGATGCCGTGGCCACCTGGGAGCCGCGCGCCACGGTCACCAAGATCACGGCCAGTTATGGCCTGGCTCAGGTCAACCTGGTCGTCCATTGGACCGCGAACGTGAAGGGTTCGGCCGGCCAATCCACCCAGGTGGCCTATGCGCTCACCGCCGTGCAATAGGAGGCTCCATGGACTGGAAAACCCTGGACGATCCAAGCTTCATCGACCGCGATCCCGCCACCATCACCTCGGAGATGGTCAGCCAGTTCGAGGCCATGGCCGGCAAGACCCTGTACCCGGCCCAGCCCGAACGGCTGGTCGTGGATATGGTCGCCTACCGCGAGACGGGCGTGCGCATCGCTCTCCAGGAGGCGGCCAAGCTCAACCTGGTGCGCTATTCGCGCGGCGCCATCCTGGACTATCTCGGCGAGCTGCTCGGGGTGTCCCGGCTGGATGCCTCGGCCGCTCAGACCACCATCCGGTTCACGTTATCCGCCGTTCAATCCGTGGGCGTGGTGGTGCCGGCCGGCACCCGGGTGCAGTCCAGCGACGGCCAGATCGTGTTCGCCACCGATGCGGCGGCCACCATCCCGGCCGGCTCCTTATATGTTGATGCGACGGCCACGGCCGAGACGGCCGGTACGTCGGGCAACGGCCTGCTGCCCGGCGCGGTGGCTACGCTGCTCACCACCGTGGATTATGTGTCCACGGCCGCCAACACGACCACGTCGTATGGCGGACAGGCGGCCGAGACCGACGAGCGCCTGCGCCAGCGCATCGTCCAGGCGCCCGAAGGATTTGCGGCCGCCGGCCCGTCCGGCGCCTACCGCTACTGGGCCATGGCCACCCACCAATCCATTGTCGATGCCGCCGTGCTGACGCCGTATCCCGGGCTGGTGGCGGTTTATCCGCTCACCGAGTCGGGCACGCTCTCCGATGAGCTGGCCGCGACGGTACTGGAGGCGCTTTCGGCCGACAAACGCCGGCCCATCACCGACCAGGTCATCGTGCGGGCGCCCATCCCGGTGGATTATACCGTCACGGCCAGCCTGGTCCTGTACGCCTGGGCCGATGCCGCTACGGTGCGGGCTGCGGCCGCCACGGCCCTGGCCAGCCAAGCCGCCACCCTGCAAGCCTCGCTGGGAGCGGCCATTGTGCCGTCAAAATTTGTTGCGCTGCTCCAAAACATCACCGGGGTGCAAAGCGTCAATCTCACGGCGCCGGCTGCGCGCACCCTGGCCGCCAACGAGTTCGCGGTCTGCACGGGCACCACCGTGACCCTGTCGGGGGTGGTGGATGGCTGAACGCCGCATCATCCCGCCAGGCATCCGTGATGCCGTGGCCGTGGCCTATGCCGACCTGCTCGGCCGTTACGACGCCATGGACCGCTCGGCCGTCATCCCGTTGCTGATCGACCGGGTGACGGCCACGGCGATTCCCGTTCTGTTGGAGCAGTTCCACGTCGATTTCTGCCGTCCGGACGCGACCGAGACCCAGCGGCGCCAGCTCATCAAACGCTCAGTGCCCTGGCACCGGACCAAGGGCACACCTGGGGCCCTGCGCGAGCTGGTCGAGTACTGGTACGGCATCACGCCGACGATCCGCGAGCGCGGCTATTTTTTGTTGGGCAGCTCCCGGCTGGACCAGGACGGGATGGGCCAGCCACCGCAGACGCCGTTCAGCCTCGGCGTGTCGCGGCTGGGCAGTCGGCTGCACCTGCCCGAGACCTCCATTTTCGACTTCGACGTGGTCGTCAACCATGACGACGCCGTCAACGCGGCCGTGGACCGCGAGGCCCTGGCCGCCATGGTTGCGGCCATGAAGCCGGCCCGTTGCCGGGCCACGGTCCGATTCCGGGGTTTTCGTTGTGGGAACACCTATAGCCGCCTGGGCCGGGATCTCCTGGGCACCATAAGCGTCACAGAATAAGGGGGAGGATCATGGAAAACGTCACGACCACGCGGATGCCTGGTTGGGTTCAAACCAAGTTCAACGACTTCGCCACGGATGATATCCTGCCAGCCACGGCCGTAGATCGGTTGCAGGAGGACAGTAACCTGCTGTCCCGGGCCATCCTGGAGCTGCACCAGATCTACCATTATCCCATCATCGCCACGGCGGCCCATACCATGTCGGTGGTCGCCTCGGCCGATACCGTCACCCTGGTCGACAACCTGCAATTCGCAGTCGGTGGCATGGTGTTCGACACCCACGACCTGGACACCCGGGCCATCACCATCCCGGACAACGCCACCCGGTTCCTGCGAGCCGAAATCGACGACACCTGCGGCCTGGTGGTGGATTACGGCGATCCCGCCAACGGCAACATCATCGATCCGCTCGCGCGCAAGCTCGTGTGCCGGCTGTCCCTGGTCGAGGGGGTCGAGACCGATACCGAGGGCACGGGTGGCGGTCAGTCCAGCCCGACCAGCCTGCGCATCCTCAAGGCGGTCAAGGGTGCAGCCGGGACCACGCCGACGGTGACGCTCTATGCCGCCGACGGCCACAATCCCAACGAGACCAGCATTGCCGATCATGCGGCTTCCGATCCGGCTCACCCCGCGTCGCACATCTCTTTTGACAACGGCACGGCGGCGCTCCCGGGCAATCCGACGCGCGTGCAAACCGCCATCGAGGCCCTGATCGAGAGTATTCCGAGTGTCGCCAGTCACGAGGCCGCCGACCCGGCCCACGCGGCGTCACATATCTCCTTCGACAACGGCACGGCCAACCTGCCGGGCGACCCGACGCGCGTGCAGGCCGCCATTGAGGCCCTGCTCGACGTGATGTCGAGCAATACCCGGCAAGTGATCACCGCCTCGGGCACCTGGTCGGCGCCGGTCACGGGGGTCTACCAGGTCACGTGCATTGGCGGTGGTGGCGGTGGCGGGGCCGGCTGCGGATGCGGCTCCGAGACCTCGGACCAGATCGGTGGTGAGGGAGGCGGCGCCGGTGGGACCACGACTTTCGGCACGATCAGTGCCGGCGGTGGCCACGGTGGCGGGGGTGGCGGCTCGAAGGGGGGCAGTGACATCGGCGGGGCCGGCGGTGGCGGCGGCAGCGGCCTGGTGCGGACGGCCTATGTGTCGCTGACCGCCGGAGCGTCTGTCGCGGTGCAGATTGGTGCAGGTGGCACGGGCGCCACGACCGCGACCGCAACCACCGATGGCGCGGCCGGTTCTGGCACCTCGGGCGGAGCCGGCGGCCTGATCGGCCGAGGCGGCCAAGGGGGCGGTCCGGACGGGCAGCACGGCATGTCCGCCGCGTATTGCTCCTATCCTGGTGTTGGCGGCAATGGCG